TCAGTTGTTTTAGCTCATCATGTTGAGTTAAAAGTACTGAATTTTTATAATGTTCCCAAGTTATAGGGAACTTAGTATCAACTACACCACCATTTAATTTTTTAATTAATTCATTTAAAGCATTAATGGTGTAAAGTGTATTTGTTTCTTTTTTTCTATGAACTAAAATTGTATTATCCGGTAAGTCTGAAATGTTACCTTGATCTATATTATAGGTGCAAACATATTCATCATTTTCTTTAATATACAAAACAAATATTTTATTATACATTATATTATATTTGTCTGTAATAGAACTTAGAAGTAATTCTAAATTATCTAAGGTTGTAAATGTACAAAATAGTTTATTATTCAAATCTCCTAAATTTTGATTAGTAATGTCCGAAAAATCGTCCATAGTATACATATTAGGAGTATTATTTAAAATTGTAGTCGTTTCCATGGCATGTTTTTATTTGTAATTTATATTTATTAAATAGCTCTTTTATTTCATCTAAAACACCTTCTTCTTCTTTATCTACATCAAATAAAAACGAATCATAAGTATATAAAACTATTTTTGTTTTTTTATTTCGTAATAACCTTATTATTTCCCACAATATATGAACATTCATTGCCGTCTCCAAATTTTGTAGTAAATAATTTAATAATTTTTGTGGTTTCATTTCACTAAGCTTATCCTTTTCAAATCGATGTTTTGAAATAGGACACTCAATCCAGCCTTTTTCCTTAAATTCTTCCCATAAATTATCAGTATATACTTGTACTTTTTGAAAAAACTCTAAATGTTTATATTGGTCAAATACTCCTCCATATAATTGCTTAAATGTTAATTCTTTAGCTTTTTTATACTCCACTCCATACATTTTTGCAAAGGCAGAATGAATATCCTCATCACCAAAATCAAAATCGACCAACTTAGCCAACAAAGTAGGGTGATAAGCACCAATGTCAAACTCAACGAATATATCATTGCGGGGTATAAAACTTTCTCTACTATTATTTTCTTTGTTAAGTGCGGCATAATTTACTCCTTTAAATTTATTACTTGGTCTTCCTGTAAGGGTTTTAAAGTTGTACTGCGTGTAGACGTAGTCTCCATCGATATCATGAAAGTGCGATTTGAATTTTGATTTATCAACTCGTATGCCACTTCTTTCAATGGCGTTGAAAACCACTGAAGATTTGTCATTGTAGAATTCATTGATTTTTCCATTTATTTTTTCTTTAAGGTTATTATATATTTCTTCACAATACTCATAGTGTTTAACTATAGGTATAATTCTATTCACATCTTTTTTATTAGGATATCTCTTATTAAAAATATGATGTGTTTGTAGTAGTTCTGGTATATACGGAGGGTTTTGTTGGTTAATGTCAAGAAGACCTTTTAGTGGTAAATAATGTAAAAATTCTTTCTTATCACGCACATATATGCTACTAAATTTATGTAACATCGTGTTTATCTCCGTCATATTTATATTTAAAGTTTCACTATGTGATAGTGGAACAATAAATCCTTTAGTTGATACTAACGGTTTAATATACAACGCACAAATATTATTTTGTGCAGGGTGTATTAAATAACTATTTGGAATTACTTCTATAAAAACTTCTTCCCAATTAGCATTTGAAAATTGTTCAAATTGAACGTTACTTTCAACTAACCAAAACATAACTTTTTATTTTAAGATATGAAAATTTTTTCTAATATCCACCCCCACCTGAAGATCCTCCACCTATTGAAGTAGATGTAGGCATTGATGAAGGAGTTAAAGTTGATGAATAATTAGGATCTGTTGATAGTTCTGATGTAAATTCAATTCTTTGTGATTCTCCAGTTTCAATAACTCCTTCTTGGTTTAAGGAATTAACTATTTTACTTTTATAAAACCTTCTATAAAATAATTTTCTATGAGCTCCTTGTATATGAACTGCTCCTTCCATTGGACCTTGATCTTTATGGATATGGTAAGCACCTACATAATCTTCTCCTGTTGGGGTAATTAATTCACCACCAGTAGTAGTTAAGTTACTAGCTTCTGGGTATTCAAAATATTGAAGATATTCTTTTCCTAAGTAATCTTCTAATCCTTTTTTATTTATTTCCTTTTCTTTTTCAAAAATTAATCCTTTATTATTATTAAATACTCTATCAATATTTCCTTTTATATACCAATCTAAAGTAAAAGGAACATAATCTTCCCACACCCATACTTCATTTTTAGTGTCAATAAAATCATATGTTTCTTTATTAATTTCAATATATTGTAGTTGGTTTATTTTACATACAAAATATCTAGTGAACATACCTTTATCATAATCTTCAGATGATGGAAAAGTATAAGATAATTGGGGAATAGATTTAATTAAATTATAATTTGTATCAGTTAATATACCATATATTTTTAAATCCCTATTTCTTACATTAGCATATTCTACAGTATTAGATTCTTGTTGAAAAGGATCAGTTGATAATTGAGATGAAACAATTGGTGTTTTTTTAAAAATTTCCTCATTAGGGGGATTATTAGGATTTCTACCAGTATATGCTGTTCCATTAGATAATAAATAATAAAAACCTGTGTAGGGGGAATTATCCTTTACATAATACCACTCATTTCTTTGAGCGAATAAATTTTCTTTTATTTGTGAACTAGGAATATATACCATAATTATGTTAAAAATAATTCTCTTTCTTGTTCTCGTCTTTTTGTCAATCCAGCTAATACGTTTCCACCTGCTTTATTCCATCTTAAGAACTCATCAGCTGCTCCATCATAATCACTTTGATTAAGTTTTTTTACTAAAGTTGAGCTGTTGAAATTTCCTGCTCCTACATTATAAATAAATGAAACTAGAGCATCAAATTCATTTTGAGTTAAATCAACTTTGATTTTGTTATAAATAAATCCTTGAACATTATCTCGTACATGCATCATTAACAATTCTGTAGCTTTTGCTTCAGTAATAGGTTGTTCATCATATATAAGATCATCCCATTCATAAGGATCATTAAAGCTCATTTCAGTTGTTCCATATCCTATTGTAAGTACACCTACACTATCATAATAAGAATTTGCTCTAAAAGCTTCACTTCTTTTTATTTCATCTATTCCCGCAGCACTAACAGTTAATAGTGTTGGGTCAACACGTGGTCCTCTTTCACCTTCTGCTACATCTTCTAGTTGTTTTTGTTTATCATTTTCAGTTTCTTCTACCTCAACAGATGTAGGAGTTTTTATTGATATTCTAGGAACTGATAAAGTATCTATTGTGGTTGTCCAAGCTTGAGTAGTAATACTATGATTAATTCCTTTAACTATTATATCAATACTATCTTTTTCATATGAAGGGGGAAGAATATCATCAGTTATTCTGAATTTTTGAAATAATCTCATTCCTGCAAGACCATCCATTTCTAAATTTAAATTAAAAGGAAGGAAAAATGGGGCTGGTATTTTTTGATTTTCTGCTGCTTTTCCCTGTATTAATTTAATATAACTTGTATAATTTTCTAAAAAACTATCTAATGTATCAGCAGTAAAATCAAAACAAGATCTTCCTCCTCCTTGTACTTTTCCTTTAAATCTATATATAGCTGAAAATGGGGAGGTTTTATTTTTGTCAAGTTCATCTTTATAATATAATTTTTGTTTAAAGATTTTTAATGCATTTTTTCCAGGAGTGGAATTTTTATCTTCTTTTTTAGTCCAATCATTTTTTTCGGGTAAAATCCTATCAACTAAGCCTTTATTATAATTTGAAAATGATGTAGCATTTCCTTGAAGATTATTTCCTGATACTTGAGATCCTATTGATACTTGGGCAGCAAAGTTACTAGGTATTTGGGCATCTAGTCCTATATTAGTAATAAATGATCCTGTAACATTTTGTTGGGAAAATATATTAGCTGCAACCTCTTCACTAGGTTCTAAACCTCGTTTTACCCCAAAAATATTAAAAGTAGTAAATTCATCATTATTAGACTCATCTAATCCTGGTTTTGGGGATTCATCATAAATTTTAATTACACCATCTATCTCATCATAAGTAACAGTAAAATTATTAATACTACCTAAAGATTCATTTATTCCTTGTAATATAGTTTTTACATATGTTAAAACAGATATAGCACCATCTTCATCTTTATTAGAATTTGCTAAAGTATCTGCTGCAAAAGATAAGTTAACCATTACATTACCTAATCTTCCAATAAAAGGATTATTATTTACTAAAAAATTAGTATTTGTTAGTAATTTATTTAAATTTCCATCAGTAGGTAAGTCAAAACTTTTATAATCTACAACACCTTCAATAGATGCTTTAGTAAAAGGTACAATACATTTATTAGGATTTGCAGAAAGATTAGGAGGCATAATTAACATGTAATTATCATCAAATTCATTAGAATAAGCAAAATCAAATTCTATCATTTTTTCTCCATCTTCTAAAAATAAATTACAATTTTTTTCAATCATCTGTAATAAAACTGAAAATTTTATGTAAATACTTTTATATCTTTTACCATCTCCACTTGTATCAACATCACCTTTAAAAGTTTTAGTAATACACATTGCACCTTGTGGTACCCCATAATAGAATTTTTTTACTTCAGATTTATCTATATCTGCAAAAGTTTGATATGCTGAATAAAAATCTTTGTTTAATTTTGTTTTAGTTTTGTTAGCTAAAATAGGATCATTATTATCACTTGACGCCTGAATGTCTGCTTGGTTTTGGGCCGCTTCAACTAAAGCATCATATCTTGTTTTAGTCCAAGCTTTTATATCTTCTTTTTTTGCATTTCCGCCAAATTTTCCATTGCTCCTTCTATATAATTCTTTTGATTGTAAATTACCAAAGGTTTTAGCAGATGTAGAATAATTAGGATTTTGAAAATATTCATCATTAACAGTATTCCATAAATTTTTACCCCATTGTTTAAATCCAAATTGATCGTAAGTTAATTCATATTCAACTAGTTCTTTTTGTGTATTTGATTGATTATTATTATTAGGATCAATTATGTTTAATTTTAGAGATTCAAGAATATCTCCCATCCCTACCATATCTACAGAAACATCATAAGACCCATCCTTGCTAAAACTCCACTTAAAATTAGTTATTTTTCCATAAACAGCTTCATAATTTCCTTGGTATAATTGTCTTTCTTCTTTTATTCTTTCATACATTCCCCTTTTACCTGAGGGTTTAGGAAATATACTAGGATTTAAGAGGAATTGTAAAGGTGTAGAAGTATAAGTTTGGAAAGCTTGAAAACCCGTAGGTGTTAAATACCCAGACCACCCAAATTCTAATAAAAGAGTATATCCAGGTCTTAAATACAAAACATCTAATAAAGAAAATTGGGCTTTACTATAACATTTTATGTTAACAGTTGCTTTACTTAAAGCACCATTATTATAATAAGTTGTTTGAGCTGAAGTAATACCGGGCATAGGAACATAACCTCTTTCTTTAATACCTCCCCACCCATAAGCTCCATTAAAAATATTTCCATCAGTTAACCCTGAATTTAAACCTTTAAATGATGATATTGTATCTCCTAATTCTTCTTCATCCTGTAATGATGTGGCGCCTCCAAAAAGTACAAAGTTTTTTGCTAAATTATCATTAATTATATCATTTTTACTAAAACCATAATTTATTAATCTATTATAAACATCATCTCTATCTACTACCCCCTTAACATCAACAGAACTTGCTAATCTTAACCAAGGAGTTTTAGTAGAATAATATTTTAAACTATCAGCGCCAATGTTAGAATATTGTCCTAATGCTGTTTGTCTTATATCTACTTGATTTTTTACAAAACTTTCAAATGGACTACCTATAATGTTACCCATAACTTTACCTATTTAATGCATTATAATTACTTATTATAGCTCCAATATTTTGAGGAATTCTAATTTGTGAACCTATTGGAAGAAAAATAGATGAAAAATCAACTAAATTTGGATTAGCTGATGATATTACCCACCATAATGTTATATCATTATAAAATTGAAATGCTAAACTATCAAATCTATCTCCCCATTCTGTAATAACATATATGTCATTTGGGTTTTGGGGTATTAAGGGATATTTAGGAGGAATTGAGTAAGTAGTTCCTCTACCTCTTACATTATTAGTTAGTGTTCGTAATAAAGGGGATATACTATATCTATTCATTAACTTGAGATTTTACGGTTTGTCTATATTTAATTATACTATTATCACCTTCATAACCACTATTTGATATTCCTATTTTATTATTTAAACTTATAAAACGTTGGTTAGATACAGATTTTAATTCTCCAGTATCTTCATCATATATTAGTTTCTGTCTTGAAGGTAAGAAATCTTCTATTGGAGTAAACGCTAAGCTAACCTCTATTCTATGGGGTAGTTCTGAAACTGAAGGGTCAGGTCCTCCCTCAGTATTTATTCCTATCTCCCATGTAGTATCATCAGGGATAGTATATGTTAATGAAGTTAAGATTCCTGGAACTTCATATAAATAACCCCCCATTGTCATCCTAACTATATTTCCTCTCATAAATCCATTATCACTATAATCAGGAGCTAAGGTTGATGCAAGAAAATTTAATTTTGTCATCATTGGTATTAATTCTGCTTTTGAAGTAGCCATTACAGTAAAACCCATTGATATATCTCTATTAAAACCACTATAACTTTTAAAACTATTTCCCCTTCCTACATATTGAACATCATTCCAAGTAGCTGCGTAATTATCTGTAAATCCATTTATATATGCTCTAAAATGTAGATATTGAGCAACTGCACCATCTGAAGGGCCATTTTTTATAACTGCTATTTTAAATTTAACTAAATCGTTAGTTGGTAAATCAGGAGGAGTATCTGCACCATTTGATTCATATATTTTCATAGCAGTAATTTTATCTAAAGCTTCCATTTCATATGCCGGAATACTATAATTAAATACATTTCTTACTTTATTTACTCCATCTAAAGCATATGTAATATGTTGTCCTGGATCTCCTAAGTTTGTTCTTAATGCTTTATTTTGTTCTGTATAATTAGGTGCTTTATGTATTACTTTAGATATTACATCTCCTGTAGTATCATCAAATTCTACTTCAGAATCAATAACAAAATTCATAAAACTTCTAGGATATAGTCCTCTACGAGTAGTTAATTCATTTTCAGAATATAATCTAAAACTATCACCATGTAATAAAGTAGAAGTACCTGAGGGTTGTGCTCCATTAAAATTAGGAAAAGTTAAAGATAAATTTTTGTAATTTCTTATAGCATTATAAGTAGGTAAATTTTTAAAGATATTAGTTTTACCTATACCTAATATAGAACCTGGTCCTCCCGAATATGAATATAATAAAGGAGTATCTGGGTTTTCTGAAGTTGCATCAGGATTTACATTAAAATTAGCAAGACCAGATGTTATTGATTCTATAGCTTGTCCTAAAGGAGAAGCTGTGTTGCTTCCATATTTACCACTTTTACCCCTAGATACTTTACTTTCAAAATCAACTAGTCTATTTTCTACTAAACTTTGATCATTTCTTACTACTACAGAATAGGGATTTAATGCACCCGCACCTCCTCTAGCATCTTTATTTGCACCAGCAGGTCCACCTAATGATCCTACAGGATTTAAACCAAATTTATTTAAATGTATACCTGCCCATCCTAAACCAACATCAAGTAAAGTGCCTATAGGTAAATAAGCACCTTGATTCATAATACCTCCAAAATAACCTGTTCCAAATGATGCTTGGGTTTTTACATTTGTTCTTGATAATAAATTTTCTTTTAAAGTAAAAAATATACCTCTTGGAGATTTAGTATCAGTAAACATTTTAGCTAATCTACTTACATCTCTAAGAGCTTTTAAAGGTGCTAAAAATCCATCTCTTAATATAAAATCAGGACCTGATTGGAGAGGCATACCATCTCTTAAATATCCTGTTCCTGATGGTATATCTACTACTTCATAAGGTTGGTTACTTGTACCTGAAGCAGGTCTATCTCCGCCAAACGTTAAATCTTTTAAGTTTGTTTTTAGATTAATTAGACGACCTCTAGATTCAGGTGTAAGTGTATTAGACATATAAAACTATTTTAGCAAGATGATCCTGCAGGTAGGTTGTTTTTATATCTATTTGATTGTTCTTGTTGACCAAAAGATCTTTCACCTAATTGCGATGTTGAAGGTGTTGAGTAAGCTATCGCTGATGCCCCAAAATTAGTATAAGCAGGTGGATTACTTTCCGGTGTACCTATATTAGAATATTCGTTATGTAATTCTGAATTTCCTACAACACTTACTTCATCTGATGTTGATGGACTTGAATTAGGAGAAACAGGTACAGCTAGTGGTGAACCATTTGTCTCAAATTTATTTTTTAATGAGTTTTCTGACGCCATTTTTTAAAATTTTAATTATTAATTATTGTTTATTATAAATATTACCCCATATTAGAAGTTACAAGTGCTAATGATTTGCCTACTTTATTTCCATCCATATAAACATCACCACCTTCTTTAACTGCTATTATTAACTCTTTTAATAATGCTGTAACTTCTCTATTATTACCTCCTCCTAAACTAGTTCCCCCAACTATAACATCATCTTTTCTGAATTTTTGAATTGGTTGACCTGGTCTTGAAATAAAATCTGCTGCTTCATCATCTTTCATCTTTTGAGAAAATTCTGTATCAGCTCTTCCACCGAATAAAGTAAGTAAAGGAGAGGCAGCAAAACTATCTATAAAAGATGCAAATCTATCTAATGCTCCTCCTTCTACAAAAGAAGCAAATAAATCTTTTGCTCTAGATAATTGTTCATTGAATTTTTCTGTTGCTGATTGTTCTGATTTTCTTAAATAAATTTGATCACCAAGAATTTCTCTTAATTCCGCTTCTGTTTTGTTTGCTGCTTGAGCAGCTATTCTAATTTCTTGTAATGAAGCTTTTTCTAAATCAAAGTTTTTATCATCAATACTTAATCCTGCATCTTTTAGTTCATTTATTTTTTTTAAATTTGCTTTCGCTAATGCATCATTTTTAGCTTTTTTATCAAACATGTCAGCTAATGCATTAACTTCTAACCCAACAGCTTTAGCTAATGCTTGTCTTTGAACAATATTCATTGATAAAAATTCTTCCTGGGTTCCTGCTTGTGCTGAAATTTCTTCCATCAACTTACCAGTTTGACCCATTAAAGCATATTCTCTTGCTTTTTCTAGATTTAACTGTTTACCTGTAAGTAATTCAGCTTCCATTTCACTTTCTATAGAAGATTGGAAATCTAACATACTACTAGATATTCCTTCCATTTGGTTTAATTCAAAACCTAATCTTTTTGCATTAAATATACCATCCGCAATTGCAAATGAACTGCCTCTGAAATTAGCTCTTAAATTTCCTGATACTTTTGTTGCTTCTTCTAAATTACCTATTACATCAGCTGTTAATCCTTCTTGTGAACTTAAAAGTCCTGCTTGACCAAAATATTCTTTAGTCATTTCTTTAAGAGGTTTACCAGTTTTAACTGACTCTAAAAATAATCTTGCGGAAGCATCAGCACTTAAACCAAACTTTTCTGACATCATTGTAGCTTCTGCTACATTTGCTCTCATTTCTCCTCCAAAATCTCCTAATATATTTACTTGAAAACCTAATTTTTTATTAATAGCATCCATGGTTTTTAATAACCCTTCTTGAGTTATTGCAACACCACCTGCTGCTTTTGAGGCTGCATTAAATTGTTTAACTGTGTCAAAAGTAGCATCTCTAAGTTCATTAGCTGCTTCTCTACCAATTAATAAATCATTTGAAAATTTAGCTGTTTGTTTTGATGCTGCAGTCATTGCCCCAACTACAAATTGAATAGCTTTTGCAATGGTTGTTAAAATTGCTAAAGGAGCAATAGCTTTTGAAATTATTCCTTTTAATCCCTTAAATCCTGCTTTCATTCCAGCTATACCTGAAGATTGGGTTTTTGCTTGTTCTTTAGCACTTTTTAATAGATTACGTGCTGCAGCACCTGATTTTCCTTGGGTTATATCTTCTAAATTAAGAGATTTTAATCTTTCTCTTGTAAGTCCTTTACCTGTTTTTAATTCATCTTCAGTTAATTTGCTTAATCTTTCTTTTATATCTGAAGCTTTAGCATTACTTATTACAGTTTCTCTTGAAGCTTTAGCTGCTGCTTCAAAAGGTCCTGAAAGTACTCTTAAACCTGGTATGTCTTTTGTAAAATCAGAAAAAGCAGTAAACCACATTGTTTTTTTATCTAATGTAGATGATGATTGTGCTATTTTTCCAAATTCACCTGCTAAATCTTGAGCACTATCTCTTACAGATGATAATCGTTGAGCTTGAGCTTGAAATAATTTTGATTGTGTTTCATTAGCTGTTAAGGATTTTTTATTTAACTCATTAATTTGAATATTAAGAGTTCTTACTATGGCTAATTGTTTAGCTTCACCTTTAATGGCCTCTGCTGTTGCTTTTGCTGATTTTGCTGCTTCATCTTGTAAATCAGCAAATCCTTGAGTTGCTGATACAATTTTAGTAATTTCACTACTAACGGCTCCAGCACTTATTCCTAAATCTTTAAATTGTTTATTAGCTGCTGCTATTTCAGATTTTACATCTTTAACCGCAGCCCTAATATCAAGTACTCTTTTTAAGTCATCTTTTCCTAAACCTTCAAGTCCAGCCATATAGCAATTTTGTTATAAATATTAAAAACTATTATTTCTTCAATTTTTTAGCTACATAACTTGGTGGAGATACTGTTCGTTTAGTTGGAAGTTTAGACTTGTCAGGATTAGCCATATCAATTTCACCTGCATTTTTGGGGTTTTGGGATTTTTCTTTAGCATCAAAAAATTCTTTCATTTTATTAAAAGTTAATCTACGCAACCAAAGAGGCATATTATACACAGTATGAAAGTCATAACCACCACCACCATGGAAAACTATTTCGTGTATTTCATGAAATATTTTTACCCGATACTTAGGAAAATCATTTAAAGATCGGGCCAGAAAAAATTTATGGTAATAGGAATTGAAATTTCAGTTCCATCATCAGTTATATAATTTAAATCAACGTCAGGAGCTGTATCTCTAATATGATTTCTTAGTGCTCTAGAATCACGAGCTAAAAGAAAAGTATCAACATATTTACGAATTTCAGATTTATTATTATCCCCATTAACTGAAATAATTTGATGTTTTAATTTTGTAGTAATTTCAGGAGCTGCACCCTTACTTATTTTAGAAATTCCTAATACTTCTTGAGTAATATTATCAACATCTTTTTCAGTTAAATGTTTATATTCTACTACAGTTCCATTTGAAGGCATTTCAAAAGTACCATAACCTTCATCTGATAGAGTTTTAACATCAAATGGTTTATTTTTAACTTTTGTTAAATCAATTGTATATTCTTTTCCAGCATATTCAAATTTATATTCTGAACCATATCCTAATATTCTAGCAGATATAAAAATTGCATTTTTATCCCCAGGATAAATATCTTTAACATCAAATTTATTCATAGTAAGAGCTTCTATTAATCTATCTAAAACAGTTCCTTTTTCTATGTAATTTTGGTTAGTTAAAATATCTTCTTCTTTAGCAGTCATATACTTCATTTCTACCCTTCCAGATGATAATGGGTGATCTTTAGGATAAATTTTACCTTCTGATGGTAAATCAACAAATTCCGTAGGGAATTGAAATTCTTTTTCGCTCATAATTTTTATTTATTAATAACTTGTGTTTTGTTATACATATATAAAATACAAAAAAGCTTGGCAAATACCAAGCTTAAATGTAAAATATGTTGTTTTTCTTTTAGAAATTTAATACACAATAATCCATTCCTAATGTTAATGAAATATTCATTACAGTAGTATCATCATCCCAATTCATGTCTCCAAATGAAGCATCTTTAATAAATGCACCTTTAATTATCCACTCAGAAACTACATCACCTACAGGACCTAACACATCAATTGTTAAGTCTTTTTTATAGAAATCAGAATAACCATCTCTACCTGTTACTGATTCATGATGTAATCTTGTCCACTCCATTACTGCTTGAGCTCCTGAAGGTGTGATTGGATCGAATAATTCCATTGTTAAATCATTCCATCTTAATTTACCTTTTACTTTTCTATAGGTGTTTATATGATTTAATACTATTTCGTCTTGCGCGAACCCCATTCCACTAACTCCTTTAATTATATACGATGGTATACCATCAACATACAATACAAATCTATTAGCTACTTTTGGTTCAAAAGCTGTGAAAAATATTTCGTTAGGATCTAATACTGCCATTTTTTATGTTATTTTATTTTATTATAAATATTATTATTTTTCATTTTTATGCTGGGAAAGTAGCTCCAGTTGGTAAAATGTTAAAGTCTAGGTAGATAAATTCAGCTGTTTTAGTTGGTTGTAAATAAACAGCACCAATTAATTCATTTCTATCAATTACATCTGGTGTGTTATTTGAATTATCCATTACAACTTTAAATGCATATAAACCTTGTCTTTGTTGTACTGACTCTAAGTAAGGATTAACTTGGCTTAAGAATGTGTTTCTTGTTGCTGCAGTATTTTGTTCGAATACTAATGTATCAGCGATTTGAGAAATATAATTTTTAAGTGTAATTAATAATCTTCTTACATTTACTCTATCTAAAGCACTTGCTTTAGTTTGTAATGTTTTCTGTCCAAATACTACAATTCCTTGTCCTGGGAATGAAGCTATTGGGTTTACTTTTGCAGTATATAAAGTATCTCTATTAGTATTAGTTAATTTTCTTTCTGCTTGATTAACTGCTCCTAATCCACCTCTATTAATACCTGCTGGTGCAAACCACGGCTCACCTGCTCTATCATTATAAGCATAAACACCTGGTATCATTGTTGAAGCTGGAACCCAAACTAAATCTCTTGAATCTGGATCAATTACCTGCAACCAAGGCCAATATGTAGCTACATATGAAGAATCAACTGAAGCTGCTTGACCAGTTATTTGTGTTATTGAAGAATTATAATTAACTAAATCTCCTACAAATATTGCATCTCCCCTTGTTTCACAATTTGATTGAATTGATGTCCAACCTGCTCCTGAAGTACCATTTGCTAATATTAAACCTGGTGAAGTAATTAAGTTATATCTAAAATCATCTCTATTAGCTAATAGGTTAATTGCTGTATCATAATCTGATCCTACTAAACCTTGAGAATCTGTATTATCAATTGCTTGATAGAATTTTGAAGGTGTACCACTTCCAGTTATATCACCTACAGCATTTCCAAATGTTCCTTGTGAAGAAATTGGAATAGATCCTGTAAATTCTGGTTTTGCTGTTCCATTATTATCAAAGTAGTTAGGAGTTTTTTTATTTACTGATTTTACTCTTACATATCTTGAAGCATTTGGGTAAGATCCAGATGATTGTAAATAAACTCCAGTTCCTGATCCTCTTACTGTTTGTATTTGATCACCAATTACTTTTGAAACATAATTTGTAGCTAATGGGTCTAACGATAAGTTTGAAAATGTTTCAACTACTTGTTTTGAAGTAGTAGTATCATTACCTTGTCTTATTAATAATGAAAACACACCTGATGATGTATTTGGAGATGTAATTTCCCATCTAAAATTATCGGAAGATCCTGACTCTAAGGTTCCATTTGCTCCTGTAGGACCTGTACTGTTCATTATATTACCATGAGCTAGTGTTTCTAATGTAAATGCTTCAAAATTTGGTATATCAGAAGCCTTTAATGTAATTGTACATACTGATGAATTTGTACCCATAGCACCACCTGCAATTACTAATTGATCATTAACTTTATATCCCGTACCTTCTGTAGCAGCATTTAAAGTTGTTAGTGCGTAAAATAAATCTGCTGCTGCTAATGTTAAAGCTCCTGCACTAGATAATTCAACATTTGAAGCTCCTAATGTAATTACTAAATCACCTGTTGCTCCTGTAAATCCAGCTGTAACTAAATCTGCTGCTGTAATTGTTAATACGTTAGCTGTAACGAAACCAGTTCCAATACTTCCTACTACAACTGAAGTTAAACCTCCTGCTCCATCACCTGTTACTACTATAGTAGCTCCAGTACCTGTTTGTTGTGAACCACCTGTTACTGTATATCCACCTGTACCTTGAGAAAAAGTAAATGGTCCTGCTACGTTTCCAATTCCACCACCTGAAAGTGCACTTTGTGCTGTTATATTTTGAGCAGATATTAATTCACCATTTGATAAAGCACCTGCTGGGAAAGTTAAAGAATCTGAATCTGCATAACCCGAACCGGATGTTGCTGATGGAATGGTAATACCAGTAACTGTTTGTCCTGATACTGTAATTGAAGATGTTAAATTTGTTCCTGTTCCCCCAACTAATGGAACTGTGTAAGTTCCATCTACAGCATCTACTGGATTTGTTCCTGCATTCAAAGCGGTTAGTAATTGATTTACTGTACTCTTCACACCACCAGTTGTTGTTACTGCTGCATTAAGTGTTAATCCTGTTCCTGTTCCTCCTGTAAAAGAAGGTACTCCAGAAAATGTAGCATCTCCACCTCCACCTCCTACGGCAGATCCTAATAAATTAGTTGCAGCTAAAACTTTACCCGTTTCTTCAGCACTTTGAATTATTGATGAAGTAGCAGCACTAAAAGATCCTGGAGTTACTCTAGTTACTAATAAAGAATTTCCACCATTTTGAAAATAGTTATAAGCTGAAATCGAGGTAAAAAATGTATATTGATTCGATCCACTTAAAAATGTACTACCAAAATTAGCTAAATATTCAGAATAGCTAGTTACTAGTTTAGGAATATTTTGTTGACCTTTTACAGTTGGTCCAATAATTGCCGCACCAGCTTGTACTGGTCCTGCTGTTATTTGTGATTGGTCGTTTTCTCTTGCTAAAACACCCGGTGATATTAATACTTCTGCCATTTTTTATGTTGTTTTATTTTATTATAAATATTGTGTTTTTTTTAAAAAACTACTCTATTGGAGTAAATTTTCCTGTTTCTAATGAAATATTTCCTTTGCCATATTTTTTTTCTAAATCTATAGCTATTTTATTTTCTTTTTCTTGAATTAATTCTAATTCTTTTTCAAATTCTTTTTTTCTTTTATTAAGATTCATTATTGCTATCTCAACATCTCCTACATTATTTACTAATATTTGAAAACTTTCTCTAACTTTTTTTATATTTTTAATTTCTATTTCTGTTAAAACTTTTACTTCTGACATTACTTTTATTTTTGATTAACTATCGATTTTATTACCAATTATACATATTAATAAATTAGTTAAAATTAAATGATATTAATTATTCTTGTGATGGAGATGGTGGTATTCTATTTGTATTAATTCTATTATTAGGTACTCTTGTTGAAGGAGGATCTACATAATTTACATTATCTGTAAAATCAATGTTTGTCCTATTAGGTGGTGGTGGATTTATATCATTTACATTACTTACCATTTCACTATTAAATGTAATTGATGCTTTAGAATTATATTTTTTAATTGAAGATAAATCTTTTTGTAGAATATTAGGCACTATATACCCATACATTTTTATACTAAAAGTACTTTTAACTAGTCTATCTTGATCTGCGGGCATATCAATATTAGTTGCTACTGAGTCTATTCTTGCTCTAAATTGGTATCTTTCAGGATTACCCCAATATGAATCTGATGCATAATTTATTGCTTCTATTATCCCATTCATCTGTTCCATATAATATGTTGAGATAATACAATCATAATTTAAAGTTACATAATCAGGAACAACAACCGCATACATATCTTTAACAGGTCTTCTATTATTTAATATGTTAAATCTATCGTATGTATTTTTATTATTATAGGATTTTTCAAATACTCTGTAGTTATTAGGAAAATTAGCATCTAATTTATTAGTAATGCTTCTATTTTTTTCAATATTAGTTCTTTTAAAAGTAATTAAAGGCATCATTATTCTACCTTTTCTATCTCTAAAATATCCATCTTTTTGAATTTGATTCCACCTTTCAGAATCAGCATAAATAACAGGAACTTCTTCTCTTCTACCATTTTGAATAACTGTAGGTTTTATTACATTATTAAAATAATATAATATAGTTTCATCAATATCATATAAACCAACTGAAAAAGGTTTTACAGTATCACCCTTAAAAGAAATTTGATTACTTCTATCAGTTCTTTCATAAGCAGCATTATTAGGATTACCTGCTTCCTCAGAATAAGGATGATGCATTCCTTTACTTATTTCTCTTTGAGATTTTGGTACTACTTTTCTTCCTTTACTTGACATGTTTTATACTTGATATTAATCTTTCTTCTGAAATACCTACTCTATCTGCTGGGACATAATGTGCTTCTGCTATTATTGATACATCATAGCCAAAGCTAGCTAAATCTGAATTTCCATATGGGTTATATCCATTATCATCTTGATTAGGATAATCTGGGTCTTTGCCCACAAATAATTGGTTATTAATTAAATTATATATCTCATAATATCCATTTTCATACCATATAATATCTCCTACTTCGGGAACAATTACTCCTATTTTACCTGATCCATTAGCTTCTACTCCTTTTAAATCATCTCTTAAAAATTTAAATGTACGACCTCCTGCAAAATCAATACCTAAATCTGTATTAGGAGAACTTTGATCTTGTCTATCAATTAAAGTATTAAGTAACATTGGGGCTTCATAATATTTTTCTTCAGCAGCTTCTCCATATATATTAACATTAGTTTCTTCTAATCTAAATTTATAAAGTGCGCATTCTTGGACAATAACATCCCACATTAGTTCTCTACTAATACCTCTAAACATACTTACGTCTCGTGCTGATCCAAATAATGCCATATTATCCTATATAAATTGGGTAGGGAACTGCTGCTTCAATTCGTGTTAATGATTCAGCTTCTTCTGCTTTTACTGCTAATAAATTTTTTCTTGATGTTTCATCAAAATACTCTCTTAATCTTGTAATTAATGCTAATTTTTCTGTCCCTGCTGCTGCTAATAAGTCTTGTTGATTTAATACTGTTTCAGCTCCAGGAATTGGTACTTGTGTATATTTACCTCTAATATATCCTAATATTTCTTTACATATAGCTAATGTATAATCAAATATCCAACTTCTACCAATAGAATTAATTTCACAATAATCAGGGTTACAATAATTTACATTTGAAACATTTGTTACATTATATTGTCCTTTAGGATATTTTGATATAGGATTATTTCTTTCAGATAATTTTATATATTGTATATTTAAATGTCCACTACGTTGGGGTATTGGAAATATTCTTAAATTATTATTAATTAATTCAAATGAAAATTGGGATCTTCTAACTGTATCACTCATTTCTATTGCTTGAATTTTTGCAATGTCAAAATTAAGAGGCATTAATAAAAAGTTAGTTGCAGGAGAATAATTTCCCCATCCAAAAGAATCCATCATATTCATTATTCCTGTACCTGTACCAGCATAAGGATCAAAGAATTTAACAATTGCTGGGGTTGCTTCAAAAAATACTCTTTTTACTTCAATAAAATCTTTATTATCTAATTTTAATGAAGCTGATGCCCATGTTTTTAAATCATAATCTTGCTGACCCGCTGTAACAGGAATAGATCCTGAGTACCAAGTTGTATTACCTCCAGTACCTGCTTCTTCCCCATATTGTTCTGAGTATCTTACTACATTAGCAAAATTAGGGGTTATTAATTCATGGTTTAAATTTGAAGCAGTTGGTGATCCTTCAATAGATAAATAATTTTCTCTTACTTTATAAGCATATAATTCATTACCGTAAGTAGTTACTGCATCTTCAAATGCAGCATAAAAATTTAAATCTTGTAATTCAACATCCATTATAGGATAACCTAATCTTCTTGCAACATATGTTACTACTCTATCAGCATCTGTTTGAAAATCATATTGTTGATCATAAAATCCAAAGGGTGTATCCCCAGGAAAAAATGAGGATGAACCAGGATAAATAGGGATTACAGCCATAATTTTAATTTTGTTATAAATATGGAAAAAAATTGTTTAATCAACAACCATTTTAATACAATAATAATCTTTTTTAGTAAAATATTTGTATTTCATTTCTTTAATAGGAGGATTTACATTAACATGAGTAAAAGTAATTTTTCCATTATTTATTTTAGAAGTGTGTTCTGATACTTCTTTTGTAAAAGGATTATAATAAGTTATTATTCCTTTAGGTTTTAAGTATTTTTTTACTGTAGGTACTAGATTATAAAAATTTTTATCTTCCCACGTATCATGCATTATACCATCATATTTTTTATTAGGAATACTACTAAACCAATCACCTTTTATAGGAATAATATTAGGTTTATCTTTAGCCCATTTTAATAATCTATCAAATACTTGATCATTAATTTCAATTATAGTATGAGATTTTATATTATGTTGTTGTATAAAATTTGAACATATACCCATTCCAAATCCTATTTCTAATATATCACCACCATTTTCAGTTACAACTTTAGCATGCTCTTTCATAATAGGAGTTTCCCACTCCATCATTATTTCTTTTTTATTTTCATCTAAAATTTTATCTTTTAAAAAGGTATACATCTAGCAAGCAGTTGGAGCAGTTTTTATAATTCCATTATAACCTAATTGGAATTGAGAAAATGATCTTCCCCCACCCGTACCAAAGTAAGAATTTGTCCCATTAACAGGATATAAGAAATTTTGATCCCAAAATAATACTGATCCTAAAGCTAATGTTGATGAAGGAGAGTATACTGTTGCATTATCAGCTAAACCTTCACCCATATTTGTACAAGCAGCCGTTGAAGATTCCCAACCTTCTGCTTGTCCTGGTGTCCCCGTAGAAATTGATACAGCATATAAACCATGTGAATTTGCAGTTGGTAAAGTAATATCATTAGACATAATATTAACTGTTTCATCTTTATCACTTGAATCTGTATCACAAAAACCTTGAACTGCTACATTACATAAGAAAAAATCTCCTGCAGTAGCTGATACTCCCGTTCCTGATCCGTTTCCAAAATAAGCTTTTGATGAGTGGGGAGCAGTAGTATTTTGTCCACTAAAAGATTTTGCTTCTTGAAATGTTCCTGATGAGTTAAATCTCATAATTACATCTGCATATGCCGTATAGGCTGGTGTTGATCCTGAAAAACCTCGTGATACAAAAGCATTCCATGCACAAGATCCTCCTACTATTGTTCCTCTTCCATGTGCCTCTTTTGCAGTAAAAGGAGTCATTTCTGATCCATTCCCATCTGCTTGTGACTCTGCTGCAAATAATGTTAGTTGAGGTGAAGCTCCATAAACAGCTACACACTCACCCGAAAAATAACTTCCTCCAGAAGGTCCTCCAGCAATATCACTATATGTATTATCTCTTCCACTACTAGGTGTACATAAAGTTTGTGTACTATTAGCTGAAGATCTTCCTGTAATAGTGTCTCCACCCCCAGAATTAGTTCTTCCAACTTGTGCAGCATTTACTGCAAATGTATGACCTGATGTTGAAAACCAACCATATACAGGTCCTTCTAATACTAATGGATATAAAGGCATACAATCAAAAGATGGTGCTTGTCCTCTCCAACATATAATAGGGCTATCTGCTAAAATATAATAATTTCCTGTTGTTGTTGTAGTATAAGTATTATCAGATCCTGCATTACCTGTTCCAGCAGGATCTAATTCTACTGTATGAACACTAGTCATAGAAGTTACATTACTTCCTCCTGTTGAAGTATACATTACTTGAACATTAGCTGATTTAGAAGTATCTAAATTTTGAAAATAAAAATTAATAGTGGATCTATCTCTTCTTGTTGCAAAAGCAAATCCAGCATATCCTGCATATGCTCCTATTAATCCAGGATTACTAGAATTATAAACACCAAAAGGTTGAGTACAATGTATTTGATCTCCTACACTAAGAGTAGCAAGTCCAGCTGAGTCTCCTCTACTAGTTATAGTGGTTGCAGTACTACCATTTAAACTAATTGTGGTAGTACCACTATTCATCGCTATTACATTATATGATGTTGCATATGGTATAAACACAGTGTTACACCAATCACCTACAGTAGATGAGGTTTTCATTGTTCTTTGAAATCCTGTATTATTTTCAGCTAAATTACTTTGAAAAGGAAATAAAGAATCTAATTTATAATTTGATTCAGGATTTACTGTAGAATTTGAAGATGGAATAGATGCTTGGGCTCCTACTGTATTAAAAGTATTGTTTAGTGAATAATTAGCAGTTTGAGAATAAAAAGATGTATTATCCCATAATTTAATTATATTAGCCCATGCATTTGATAAACTTGTACTTGACATATTAACTTATTTTTTCTTTAATTCATCAACTTCAGCTTTTAATTCTTTAACAGCTTCAATTAATACAGCTACTAATTTATCGTATTTAACCGCTTTATAACCATTAGCTCTTGTTTCTACTAAATCTGGGAATACAGCTTCTATTTCTTGGGCTATAACACCTACATCTGATCCTTCATTAGCATGTATTGATTTATCTTTATTAGCTTCAAATTCTAACCAATCAAAAGTTACACCATTTAATAAACTTACTTTATCTAAAGCATTAGGTATAGGTAATATATTAGTTTTTAATCTTCTATCTGATGAGTAAAATGCTATTACATCATTAGTTGCTCTAATTAATCCTGTTGTTGTAACACCTGTAGTACCTACTCCTAATCCTGCTGTAGTAATTTCTACTGAATTTTCAGCTACTTTTAACTGACCATTACCTCCAAAACCTATAATTGCAGTATAAAAATCTTCTGAGGAATTATTCAAAGTAAAAATATCACCACCAGCATCAGCATCTATTTCATAATTACCAAAAGCTAATATATTACTTGTATTATTATATGTAAAATTAGCTTGGGCATTTAAAACTCCTGCACTAGCATCACCAGTAATTACTCTATTAGCAGCATTATTATTTATAGTTGCTGTTCCTGTTGTACCTTGTCTACCTTGAGTACCCTGGTTACCTGTTGTACCTGTTGTACCAATTGTACCTTGTGCCCCTGTTGTACCAATAGTACCTTGTCTACCTTGAGTACCTTGATTACCTGTTGTTCCTGTTGTACCTATAGTACCTTGTCTTCCTTGAGTACCTTGATTACCTGTTGTACCTGTTGTACCAATTGTACCTTGTGCCCCTGTTGTACCAATAGTACCTTGTCTACCTTGAGTACCTTGATTAC